GTTCTTCCCGCTCTTTCTGGAACTGCTCGAGCTTGGTCTGGAGTTCCTTGAGTTGGGCGTCGGTCTGTACATCGCCACCTTTTTCCGAAACAGCCTCGGTTCGGGTAGCGACCTTAGTCTCAAACTCTTTCAGTTTGGCTTTGGCGTCGCGCAACTCCTTGGTGAGCTTGGCAAAGGCGGTCTGAGCGGCGGGTGCTGTGCCTTCTGGGAGAGCCTCAATAGGCTCTTCCGTTTTGGCTTCGGCAGGCTTTTCCGCAAAAGCCTTGTCATCTACACCGATTTTCCCGAGCTCGTTAAGAATGAAAGAAGGGGTTGCGGTCGTCTCTTTGGCGGGAGCTTCTGTAGCTTTGGGTGTCGTGGACGTAGGCTCTGGTGCTTTCGGAGTGGCAACCTCCTGCGGTGCGGTTTTCGGCGGAGCAACATCGACGGGAGCCGATGTGCCGAGTGCGGCATCAAGAGCCTCAGAAAGGCTGACGCCAGCGGAGGGTTTCGTTGCGGGGGTTGGGGTCGTCTCGGTTGTTGCTGTTGACATAAATTAGTCCTCTTTCTTTGCGTCCGACCAAGGTTCGGGAAGCGGTTGATTTTGACGTTTGATTTCCTTTAGAGCCTCAATGTTTCGCAGAGCGTCAAAGTACCCTTCACGACGTGCGTTCATCAAGGCGTTAAACTGCACGGCATCTGTGCCAGTCGGGACTTGCATTTGAGTCGGCCACGCAATGTCGCGCAACACGGCAAACCCGGCTTTTAAGGCTTGGTTGGTTTCCCAAAGTTGTTTCCATTCTAGTTGAAGATCTTCCCGCCTTGCCCAATCAGTTATTTTCATATGACCGCAGACTTTATTGAGTCAGCGTCAACTAAGCAAGTCTTTTTTGCGTTATTTTTTGGGCGGCTTCGGCGTCCCGAATAGCCATCTTTTGTTCAGCTTCGGCGGCTCGAAGCTGTTGGTCGAGTTGAGCTTGCTGGAGTCTGATCTGGGAATTGACTTGGGCTTCCCGCAATTTGGAGGCGGTCTTAGGGTCGAGATCCATACCTGCGGTCTGGGGGTTGCGCTGGGCTTCGGCGGCCATCTGTTTTCCAATATTCTCCACGGCTTCCCGCACAAGATTGAGAACTTGCATAGCGGCGGCCACTTCCTGTTTCCGAGTCGGGTCGGAAGCAAGGGCTTCGACATGCGCCATCGAATGGGGGTACTGCAACTGGAGGTAGGCGAGGGCAACCCGAGGCTCGACTTGGTTCTGTTGCAGAGCCTGCAGGAACCGACCAGCGTCTTCGAGGTGGATGCGAGCGTGAACAGCATGGTTCTCGCCGGGATTGACGCTAACTCCACGGCCACTCTGCATCGCATTGTTCTCGAGCTCGGCGATCTTGGCGTCGACTGGGACACGCTCAATCTCGGCCTTCGGGAGGTAGCGGTCGACCTGGTCGTAACCGACACGAGCGGCCACACGATCACGGATAAGGTTACGCTGTCCGACCTCGTCGAAGCGTGGGAGGATCTGGAGAAACTCATTGAAGGCGAGCATTCGGGCACCGGCACTTCCAGCACCAATGGCTCGAACTGCGTTGACCCGATACACTTTCTGGACGGCGTCCCACGGAACGCCACGAGCCATCACACGCTTTTTGAAGTCGACGGCGGCTTTGCCACCAGGTTCGTCGGCTCGGTAGTTGACGTTAGCCAAACGGCGAAACTGCTCGGCCAATAGTTTCTGCCAAGGAGTATAGTAAAGATTCATCGCCTGCGTCCCAAGAATGGACTGCTGGGCAAGTTGGGCTTGGACTTCGGTGGCGGTTCTGGCGTCACCTTCGGGCATCAACTGACGCTGGTTATAAGTGCCGGTGTTGTTCTGGCGAACCATCTCCAAGTCACGAACAATCGGGAGAACATTGCCAGCGAGATTGGGAACGGCACGATCGACCACATTGATGCCAGGAGGCAGAATGGAAAGCGGACCGTTGTACATCAAGGTCAGATTGCTGACATCCTCTCCAGTTCCTGGCTGGATCATCAAGGCGGAGGAAAGCATCGCCCCGTCGACAACGGCGTTACGGAGGCGGTTGGAAAGCTGGATAAACGGAAAGAGTTTGTAACCAAGACCACGAATGGAGTGGAGTGTGCCGTTGGTTCCGATCCCATAGCTGAACAAGGTGAAGGCCTCGTTGGCGTGTTTGAAGCGGCTGGGCTTTTTAAATAGGAAGTCTGTCTCGTCACCAGCCCGAGTCCCGATGTAATGGGAAATGGAGCCGTCAAACTCCTGGACAAAGTAGTGAACACAACGGACAACTTTGCTACGGGCGTGGGAGTAAATAAGGTCGTTGTTCTTCAACTCTTCCTGCAGACGCTCCCAGTCCCGATCGGTGGCTCTGGCAATCTCGGTGGAGAGCATAATGGCCTTGCGGGTGACTTCAACGTTCCAGCCCAGTTCGGCGGCGACTTTGGGGTTCTCGATATACTTGAAAAGCTCGCCTACTAGGAAATTCCGCTCAATCGTCATTACCTCAAACTTCGTGTCGGAAGCGGGTGTGCCACGGGGAACTTTGAAATCCCGCATACCGCAGACATTCCACTGCCAGTTGCGGTTGTCTTCGAAGAAGGACAGCCCCACGCCGTAGGCCACGAACTGATGGGCGAGCATCTGCTGTTTGTAGAAGAACTCGTCCCAATCGGTGATCGTGCGGTGGAACTCCTCGGCAATGATGTTTTCCCACTCCACCCTTTGCGAGGCGTCGCCAAAAGAGGTTTTGACTGTGGCTAGTTTGTCAACGGAATTGACCAGATCGGAGTAGGCGGAAAGCGAGGTCTCAAGAGCCGCGGCCGCCTCTCCGAAGTTAAGGTTAGCCCGATATCCTTGACCGAGGGCTTTGAGTTGCTGGGAGGAGTAGGGTGGCTCGCCGTCGAGCATTGACTGGACTTTCTGGCGATCAATGGAAGAAGCGTCGTCAGACTGACGCATAGCCATGTAAATGGCATGAGCCGACTTTACATCTTTGATTCTTGTCCGTGGCGGTTTGCCGGACTCTGAAAGTGATTCGAGTTCGATTGACACGTGTCCCTTACTCTAACACCGAATATTGTTAGTCAAGAGACACCTAGGACTTGTCGGTCGTCCAAGGAACTGACATCCAGCTTCCTAGCCATCTTGAGCCAATCCTTGCCACGCTCGCCAGCCCTTCTTCCACCAGCCACGGCTCCCAGCCTCTGACGGCAGAGATCGAGCAAGAGGAGGGCGGCATCTGCCAAGTCGGGCGATTTGCCCATTCTGGACTTCATATCCCGCTTGGGCTCCACCACCAGACGACCTCCAGATAGAGTGCTGTACTTCCTAGCGCACAACTCACGAGCCAGTTCTGGGGTAATGCCACGGATCTGGTTCCCACGCAGATACTCCACCCCGACATACCAAAGCTCCGTGACCCTATTGGCAAACTTCTCGTTGGCCTTGACGGGGGACATCACGCTGATGGGGAGTTCGGTCGGCTTTTCCCCAAACTTGACCCGAAGTACCTTAGAACTCCAAGTCTCGCTCAAGATGTCGCAGAACGGATCGCCTGCGCCCGTGGCGTCAACTGCCAGATGTTCTGGACGGACCCCCTCCTTCTCGCAGATCTCCCGAACCTGTCTGGCAATTTGGAAGTTCCGAGGCTCGTTGGCTTTGGTGGCGTCCTCACGGATCACATAAGCTTTGTTGAAGGAGACAGTCGGGAGATCAAGACTGCTCCTGCCAAAGGCACCGACATAGAGGACGGAGCGGTCTCCTCCGTTTGTGAAGGCAGGATCAAACCCGGCCACCTTGATCGGTTGGGTTTGCCAAAGAGGTAAGGCTTCTCCATCGAACTTTCGGATATCGGCTTCCGAGTAGATGTTTTGTTCGGCACCAACGGGAGCGGGAAAAGATCGGATAAATCGCCAGTAAGAGAGCGAATTTTCTCCTTGATACTCCTTGGCCTCACGAAGCTGGCGGGATGTCAAAAGGAACGGCCATTGATCGTCGGCGTCCAGATTGGGTGTCTTCTCGCCGTCGAGATGGATGCAATACCCACGGGAAGTTTCCCACCCGTCCAACTCGGCATTGACACTATTCCAAGTGTTCTTGGGCGTGATGAACTGGCCGAACGGATCGTAGGACGATGCAAAGTTCCCAAGGGCGATGCACTGAAAGAATGGGTTGGAGTCCAAGTTGTGGATCGCCTCAAAAATTGCGGGAGAGACATCCGTAGCCTCGTCGACCAAAAGAAACACACGTTTGTTCTTGAGACCGATCAGCTTTTCGGTGGCTTCCTTCTCCTTGTCCTTGGCGGACGGGATAAGGGTGATGGATGAGCGGTCACTGCCAGCCTCGTCCAAAATCAGTTTCCCCATCGAGTCGACGATGCGACCTGGGAGTCCCGGAATCTGTAAATGACGCTCACGGATGACTCCCCACATACGTTTTCTGGCTTCACGAACGGATGTCGTGGTGACCAGCACAAGAGTGTTAAACGGATCGCACAACCAATTCACCAATCCCCATAACCCGATGCAGTGGGTTTTGCTGGAGGACTTTGGGCCAGAAATGCCTAGGTAATTCCACTTGCAGGCTTCCTCAAAAATCTTCTCTGCCCAAGGATTCCATTGGAATCCGTTTTTGTTCTTCTTGTCGTATGGCCAAAGCAATTCAATCACCCTACGAAAATGGCCGTACTTGCCAAAGCCACCACGCTCTGGGCCATAGTTGTCACGAAAGGCCACAAGTTCAATTGTGACATCGGTTGTCCCGGCTGGCCATACTCGGCCATATCTCTCAAATCCTTGGCTCACGATGGAGCAAAGACTGTAACAAAACGATTAGCTTGGGGCAAGATTTAGTTAACGGCTGATTTCTTCCCAATCCATCGACCCAAATATGTTTGAGCCACCACCGCCAACGGTTTGAGCCGCAACCGTGATTGTCAACTCATAGGGAGTCGAGGTAAAGCTATTACGTTCCAGCTGAAACCTAAACAAAGCTTCTTTTAGGATATCCACCGACGGATTCGATTGGTTGGATTGGCTGACAAACCCGCTGGCCAAAATCCTACCACCAGAAAAGCTGGAGCCAGTAATATTATATTCCATAGAACTATCCGAGCCCGGATCTGCCCAAGTTCCTCCAGAAGTTGTGCCACCAGCCATAACGCGCCAATTATAATTACCAGTAGTTGCGGGGAGGACAGACAAAGCGGTCAAGATTGCAATGGAGTCGAGTCTTGTGGACTTTAAGCGGATAGAAACAATTGGGTAATAAGTACCGGCCACAGTCATATTATAAGGAGTCGTCACAACTGTGTTGGCCGCTTTCTGTGCGCCAAAGAGTTGGTAGCCACCTTCTGAAATGACTGTGGAACAGACTTGTTTTAATGTGCTTGAGCCACTGGTCGTGCCAGTATTTGTAATTTCGTAGCGTAGGGGGAGGCTGGCTGTGGTGATGTAGGTGGAGGAAATCAAATTTGCGTGGTGGAACGAATGACAGGTTACGAATTGGCCATTGATCACGAAGCCACACCGAACAGTGCCGAGACCGAGCCACTCAATATCCATCCACATAATCTGGGCTTTTGTGATGTCGAGGGTGAAACCAGAAGCACCAAGACCGTCGAGTTTGTCGCCATTCCAGTCGGATTTATTGACGGTGGTTGTCGTGCCTGTGGCCAAACTACGTTCGACAAAACTTAAGGTTGTCCCATCCAGTTCCAAAAAGATTCCGTTGTCTGTGCCAAAGTAACCTACACGTTGTCGCAAATTGGTTTTTGCTGGGGCAAGAACAAAGGTGTTGAGAACTAAAAGGGATTTCCCCGGTTGGTAGGAGAAAACTTTGGTTGTTTCACGAAGGACTTGTGATCCGGAGGATGACGAAACAGCGAGGTCGACTAGGCCTTGGTTTGCGTTGAAGCTCGTCGAACCACCCGTAGCGGTAGAGGTATTCCACAACGCATTGTCTTGGTAGCGGTGGCTTGATTCGAAAAGGGTAAACGGAAGTCCAGCCCGAAGCCTCCCAAAAGCGTCAGTTGGGATTCCGCTATTAGTGGCCGAAAGACTAATCCCATTATAGAGTAGGCTATTTATCTTATGTAAGGATCTTGATTCTTCGTCACCTGGCAAGGGATAGTTGTTTTCTGGGTAATAAACAGGCATAGGACAACCTTAAGGCCATTCGGGACAAGTCAAC